ATGATGCCGGTCTCCGTGCACATTCCCATTCGCATCAAGGTGGATCCCGGTGCGCTCCGAGAGCTGCGACCCGCCCTTGAGGAGGCCTTTGTTGCCGCAGTAGGTCGCGCCTTGGGGAACTCGCGCAAGGTGGTGGTGGAAGAGCGTGGGGGTTACATGGGAATCCGCCTCGCACCCCCGGATGTAACGTGGTCCGGCGATGGTCTCCACGCAGTACACGAGGCGGATCGCACCGAGATCGAAGAGATGCTGTCGTCGGCTCTTTTCGCAGCAGCCGGGGCATGTGGCCTCCTCCAGCTTGCAGGTGCCCCGCAGAGGGTTCCCGCGCCCCTATCCGGCCATGTGGAGGAAATGCTGGACCAGGATCGCTATTCCTCTCTTCTGGGGGTTTACGCAATCCCGTCCCATGACCGGGAAGGGGAGCCGGTCGCCGTGCCGGTGGACCCGGATAAGGCGCCCCTGGATGAAGCGGGCCTGTTCGAGGTTGAGTGGCAGTGGCGGACCATCGACCCTTCCAGGGAGCTTCGTGAGGCCATCCACGTGGAAATGGGGGTCAGGGGCTTGGAGTTACCGGAGAGGGGGTATCTCGGAATCATTTTCCAGCGAGCCGATGGCCGCAAGTACCTGAGTCTTCTTCATCTGCCCGATCAGGGGGAGATCGCCACCGCACCTCTCACAGGGCTCTTTCGACTCGAACTGTCCGGCGAGGGAAAGGACGCACGGTTCAGACAGGCTCCGGTGGCCATGCCGCCTCGCGCCCTGTACAGGATCCGATGGTACGCCCGGGGACAAAGCCGCGAGGATCGAGTCGACGCCTATCGCCGTTTTTTCGGCGAGTTTCTGAAGGAGACCATTCGCGCTCGGGCAGAGAGGCTCTCCACGAAGATCAAGAGGAGCGAATTCTCGGCCCAACTGGAGATCAAGGTGGAGAAGATCCTGGCCGAGATGGTGGATCGGCTGGAAAGGACCGCTCCCGAGACCAGAAGCTTCCTGGAGCTCACGGTGGACGGCACGCATTGCCTCCTCCAGACAGGCTTGGATCTTCCCGCGGACCTGGATACGGAGCTGATTCCGATCGTGGATTTCCGGGAGGCGCGTGCCAAAGAGAGGAAACCCACGGAAGCGGGCGCCGAGCCGGGACCTCCCGCGGTCCCGGGACCGGGCGAAGGGACCGGAGGGAGGCATGGGAGAGGAGCGGCCGGTGTCGGGGAGGAGACCACGGGAGAGGGACTTGCGGGCCGTGAAGATGCCGGTCCCCCAGGCTTTGTGGTGGTACCGGGCGCGCCGGCTGAAGAGGCCGGCGCCCCTCTCTATCCACCGTCTTTGGGCAAAGGGGAGCTCCGGGAGTGCAGCCCGCTCCTGGGAGAGCCCGCCCTCGAGCAACTGGGAGAAGACGGGGGTCTTTTGAGACAATCGATCCGGGAGATTGCGGCAAAGCTTCAGATCGAGCCCTGCGAGTATGCGGCCTGCTTTTGCCTCATGGCCGCCGAAGCCCTGAGCGCCCGTGCGGCGGCAGTGACCCGACAGGGGGTGACGGAGACCGGTTTCACCATGCCCGTGGGGGCAGGCCGGGGCAACCTGGGTCTGCTGGAGTTTACACCCACCACCTCGCCCGCCATCCAGTTTTTCCGTCACCTGGCCGGGGTGGTTCCTCTGATCACCCGGCTTTCCTCCATCGTCCGGCTGGTGTACGCAAAGCCGGAGCACAGGGGCAAGATCCAGGGTCACTGGGGACATGACCCGTCCGGCTGGTCGCTCCATTTCCTCATGGAGCTCACCCCGGAGATGAAGTCCGCTGTGGCCTACATGTTCGCAGCGACCTGTCAGATCATCCTCCTCCAGATTCTTCGTTCGTCCCGGGAGCAGATTCAGGCCCGTCTCAACCGCATGGATCAATACGCGGCCGCCTTTGAGCAGGTGATCGTCCCTTCCCTGATGAAGATCGAGGAGATCACCCGCCTTCGAGAACGGCTGCGGAGCTGGAAGCGCCTGGATCTGGCGGAACGCACCATGAGAGGTGTCTTGCCCTCCGGCCGACCGGGGCCGAACCTGCTGGCCGTTCCGATGGTCCAGACCTCCTGGCTCTTGGCGACTCGAGATCTTACCGAGATGCTGAAAGCCGGGATGCGTGCGCCTCAAGGGAGGCGCGGCGTTGCAGGGGAGGTGCTCTTCGAGGGAGACGAACCCCGCATCTGGGACAGCGCCGGGTGTCTCTGGACCGAGGGGGGCCTCGAGAGCGCCATGGTCGTGCGGCGCGGCCTCATCGAGAGCGTGGACCCCCTCGTCAAGCAGCTCGTGGACTTGGACGAGGTGCTGGACCGTTTTCGCAACAGAGGCGAAGGCGTCCGCGGGGAATTGGAGAACATCCTCAGGGAGATGCTGGCCCACAACCAGGAGATGCTCGAAAAGACGGAAGCTTCGTGGGAATTCGCCTTCAGGGCCGGCAAGATCCGGGAGAACCTCAAGGCCAGGACCGTGCCCGGCACCAGCTTTGCCCTGGACGGCGTCCACCTGCTCGCCCATGATCAGATCGGCGACTTCTTCCGCGGAGATCCCCACTATGCGATCGGCATCAATGCGCTCTTCAACTGGGAATTGGGGGCTCAATCCATCAAGGCCTTTTTCGAATACGGCGCCTTGATCCTGCTTGCCGTTTTCTGTCCGCCGGCTGCCTTTGTAGCCGGTGCCGCGCTGAGCCTGAGGGACTACGGCAAGGCGACCGAGCGGGAGCGGCTTTACCAATCCCTTATTGACCCCGAGCTGGTGCTGACCAGGGCGGAAGTGGAGATGGATCTCTTTGCAGCCCGCCTGGGCGTAGCCCTGTCCTTTGTGCCGGAAGTAGGCTCCATCCTGGGGAGGGGTGCGGCGCTGGCCGTGCGACTGGGTGCACGTGGAACCGCTCGGGCCGCGGCAGGGACGGCGCGGGGCCTCTACCGGGCAGGCCCCCGGAAGATCGGCGCCAAAATCGGCAAGTGGATCACGAGTTCAACGGCAGAGAGCCTCAAGCATGGGGTGTCCATCGCCTTCCTCCGGGAGATCGCGACGGACCAGTTCATGGATCGGTTCCTCACACTCATGATCCATCCCATCATCGAGAGCCTGGAAAGGGAGATCGCTGTAGCCGGCTCCCAGGGCGGGATCTCAGGCGCCCAGCGCACCCTCCGCCGATTGGGCCTTCAGCAGACGCGCCAGGCCGAAGAAAGGAGGCCGTGAGGGTGGCCAGGGGCTTCTTCCACCAGGGTCTGTTCAGTGGCGTGGACGTACCGGTGTGGGTGGCGGCCGACAGCCACCTCTCGGGATTCCGGGACCGCCTGACCGACCTGGGGGTGAGCCGCCGAGAAGCCCAAAGGTTTGTGGAAAACCTCTTGTGGGCTGTGCTGCATGATTTTTCGGCCCATTATGACGGCCATATGTCGAAGCATCTCGACCGCATCGCCGAAATCCGGCAAACCTTGGAAGCGTGCTACAGCGCCGTCCTCACGCTGGACCCGAACCAACCCATCCCCGGCCATCTCCAGCCCGAGAACCTGAGCCGGCTCTTCGAGCAGCTGGAATCCCACCTCCGGGCCGTTGAAGGCCGCACCGCCACAAGGCACCTGAGGGATGCACAGGACATGGACACGGAGAATCTGGACGCACTGCTCCGTCGGGAAGCCGGTGAAGAAAGGCAGCGGACCTTGGCGGAGTCAGCCCCGGACATCCTCCTGGACGACCCTGAGCTGGCCCGCATCGAAATGGAGTATATGCACCTCCCCGAGCATCAGAGGAAGTGGGTCGCGCTCCGCCTCCTTGCCCTGGAACGCCGCGTTTCAATGTCGGAGCAGCAGCGGGTCGGCCGTCTTGCCTATCGTGAACGCCTTGCCTTCATCCCCGAAGATCGGCGTCTCCGGCTGCGGCTGGAGATCCAGGCAGGCATGTTCAGCCACTTCCACATGCCGGGAGGCTGGGAGGCCACGCTCAGGCGCCTGCCCGCTTTCGGAGAAGCCAACATAGCGCAGCTTCAACGGCTGCAGGGACTCGACCAGCTGTTCCTTGCCAACGGCTACGAGCTGCGCATCAGAGGGCCCAATGGCGTAGACTTCATGCCCGACGGCGTTCGTTTCCTGGACGGCGGCCGGACCAGATACCAGTTTCTGGAGCACAAGGAGCCCCTGCGGGGGAAGGATAGGAGTTTCTTCGACACGGAGGCAGGGCGCCGGAAGCTTCGCGAGACGCTGGAGAGATACGCCGCCATCGCCTCTGCTCTTCACGGCAACGGATGTGTGGGCTTCATGTGGTCTACCGGGCAGAAGTGGCTGGACACCATCATCGCGGAAGAGATCGGCCATATTACCAGGAGCAACCCCGCCCTTGGCCAATTCCTGCTCCTCGACCCCGGTGCGCCCCATTAGAAGGAGGCCGAAGATGGCGATCACCCGGACTTTCCAGCAGTATGCCGCCGTCCCCTCTGCGATCCTCTCCGACGGGATCATCCCGGTCCCCTTATGGGCCGTAACGGCCATGTCCCTCAACCAGAGCTACCATCTGCCCCCGATCGGCTCCTCCGGGTCGAGGGCGGTGATGGCCACCCACGATGACACCATTACCCTGAACGGGGTGCTGGCGGGCGCATTGCGGTTCTCCTGGAAATTGGCCCTGGAAAATCTCGCGGAGATCAGCAAGCGGGGCAGCGCCATCGGCTCTTACTCGAAGGGGAGATTCTCCGGCCTGATCCTGGTCACCTCCATGACGATCCGAACGGACATGCAGATTGAAAAGCTCTCCTTCAGCATCTCCGCGTCCAGACGGGAGGTGATCGACGTCTCGGTCACGCTCCTTCATCTGCCCCGCCCGGGCGCGTTGGGCAAGCTGCTGGACACCGGCGCTCTGGGCGTGGCCGCCCTGATGGATTGGATGGGAAACTGACATGAAGACCCGCATCCCGATCGAACGGTACCTGGTTCCGGAAAGATCGACGGCAGTGCCGGAAGGGCTTGCCGTCGTAGCGGAAAGCATCCTGGGCGGATTGCCCCATGTCATCCGGCTCGATCACGATGTATCGCTGCTGCTGGTGATCCCGACCGGACTGGCCCTGACCTGGCGGGATATGGATCCCGCAACGATGGTGAGCACCAGCGCGCCGGAGCTTTCCCCGCACCGCAATGATGCGTACGGACCGGCACGGGATGCGAACCGGGCCCCGGCAAGGCTCCTCGTCAGGGCCGGGGAGACCCTGACCGCTTCGGTGCCCCTGACTGCCGGGGTCCGGACACGGATCCCCCAAGACGGCGTCCCGGGCCGGGGCGTCCGGATCGAGATGACCGTTCTCTCCTGGGATATCCGGGCCGGGAGCCTGCGGGGGCCGGGGGACTTCGGCTCCTCGATCAGATTGGCGTGGCGGAAGTACGATGAGGGTGCCCTGCACTACTCCACTCCGCCCGTGAACCCGCACCTGATACCGCGGCTGAAGCCCCAGTTCAAGATGGCTTCCCTCCTGGGGCTGGCGATCCCGGTGGCGCTTCCCCGGTTCAAGGCCAAAAAGGCGGTTCTGCCATGAGTCACCCTGGAATCCACACCCTGGGCGATGTGGTCGTCGGAGACGACCCCGGGTGGCTGCTGGCCTTTTATAGGGGCCTGGAAAGCGAGCCTTTCGAAGAGATCGGACGCACCGAGTACAACGCCGAGATCAGCGCTGCCCTGCCGAGCGGGCTGGAAGGGGGCGTGTACACCTTCACCGTTGAGGGCCTGGAGGACGGAGTCTACTCCAGGATCAAACCGGAAGGGCGGAAAGAACCCACCATCTGTGAACTGTTTCTCTACTGGAGAGACACCAGTTCCTCGGTGGTCGGATACATGAAGAACCTGGCGGGGCTTACCGATACCCTGGGTCAGGTAAAGGCAAAGGACCTGGGGCCCTTCCGAGTCGCCAGACTCAGGGTCGTCTCGGTCAAGAGGATCGCCGGCGCCAGGCGATACGAAACCCTCATCAAGGCACGGGAGCTCGCCTTTGAGAACCTCGCCAGAAAGCGGCTTCTTGGAGGCGGGATCGAGAAGCCCACCAAAGAGGCGGTCGAGGAACTTCTGAGGCGGATCAAGTGTGAGAGCTTCAGGTACCACGGGTTGACCCCCCACACCCAGGAACCGTGCCGCCCCAAGCCCCCAGAAAAGGAAGGTGAGAAAAGGAGAAAGCTCAAGGACGGCAAGTCCGCCCTCGATCTCTTGAAGGACCTCGGAAGATACATGGAAGAGGAGACCGGTCGATACGGCCGGGGCATGTATCTGATTCGGGACGGCACTCTTCACATCGGGACAAGAACCATTCCCCTGGTGGAGAAGGCCGAGGATCTGATGCGGTTGAGCCCCTCGAACGGTCTGATTCACGCAGAGCCGGAGGAGCCGGTCCTGACCGATCCCAATTTCGATTACGTCGCCAAGGATGAAAAGGATGCACCCAAACGGTGCCAGTACAAATTGACTCTCAAAGGACGTCCCGACCTCAAGCCGGGTGACGTGGTGCAGTTTGTCCCTCCCCCCGAAGACGGTGGGACCGTCCCCGGAGTGTTTTCGACGGCCAGAGATCTGTTGGGAGGCCCCCTGCTGCCGTCTCTCAGGGAAGACTTCTCCAATGCCATGAAGCTCTACGTCCACTCGGTGGAGCACAGAGTGGGACGAAAGATCGGCTTTGTCACCACGGTCAGCGGAGTACAGATCCACAAAGGGGAAGAGGGATGGGATTGCCACAGCCCGGGAGAGGGAGGGAGAGAAGCGGAAGGCCTGCCTGCCGAAGCCAGTGCGGAGACTGCGGCAGCCCGCGCCATCCAGGGCAGTGCCGTGAAGATCCTGGGATCACTCAGCATGCCGGAGGTCGGAGAGGTGAGGCAGATGAACGCCAAGGGCCTGGAAGAGCCCCCGGGACAGACGCTCACGGTCTGGAGCGGCCTCGAGGATGAGTCGAAGGACGGAAAGAAAAACCAGGCTCGGCGTCTCCCTGTGGAGCGCGGAAAACCCAAGGAAATCGACACCGGGGTTCCCTACCTCACCCCGTTTGCCTGGGGCCAATGCGGGCTGGTCCTGCCTCGCTATCCAGGCACCCGGGTTTTCATGCTCCACCGCCGCCTGCGGAGCCACGACCCGGTTGAGGCGGGTGCGCTCTGGGAGTCCGGCCGTGGCCCGGAATCCCGTCCCGGCGACTGGTGGCTGATCCTGCCGGTGGGAGTTCCGGAAAAGAGCCGGGCCGCCCTGCCGGATGACCAGGAGCCGAAGGAACATACCGGAAAGGTAACCCACGACCTGGTCGATGCCGAGGGGGCCCGGGTGATCGAGGTGGGGGAGCTGACCATCCGGGTCGGGAACCTCCAGAATGCCGGGACACGGCCCCAAGGGGGAGAGGAGGACGGCATCACCCTTGAGCATGCCGGTGCAGGTTCAAAGATCGTCATGAAAAAGGACGGCACCATGGTCATCGAGGCAGCCAAAGATCTTCATATCAAGGCCGCGAACATCCATATCACGGTCTCGGGTGCGATGAACGTGACGAAATCCCAATGAGCAGCAGATGGGGTCCCCGAAACAGCAGAGGCAGGGGCTCCGACGGGACGCAAAGAAAGGGGCTGAGCATGGATCCGGAATCGGAACGCGGGAGCCTGCGCAGGCGTCTCCTGGGGTGGTCGGTTTCTCTTCCGGAGATCATCCCCGGTCTGGGCCTCGGCCGCGATCTGGAACTGATCAGGCGGACCGGAGGACTGGATCTGAAACGGGTGGAGGGGATGGACAATCTCGCCCAGTCCCTTGCCGTCGCGCTGAGCACGCTACTCGGAACCGATATCTTCAACACCGGTTTTGGTTTTGATGGGCTGAACGCCATGGCCGAGGAGACCGATCCCCTCATGATCCGGGAGCGCATTCGGATTGCCGTTATCGAAGTGCTGCGAAGGGACCCGAGGGTCCGACGGATCATCGATGTGAAACTCGGAGACGATCGGCTCGAAACACCGCTCGCCGGGAGCCGTGAGCTCCAGGTAAGGGTCTCGTTCGAGACGGTCAGCGGAGATCAACAGACCATCGAACTAGGAAGGATGGTCCCCCATGTCTGACACAACGACCCGCATCGACACCGCCGATGTGCTGGCAGTGGACGCCGCTGTGGCCCGCTCAAGCGGTTCGAGGCCATTCGGCGTCACCAAAGAAGGGTTTGTACCCAAGTCTTTCGGGCGGCTGCTTGCCGAGAAGCTGGCCCTGGCAAGGGCGCTTTTCGGTGAAGACCTGGATCTTACATCAGGATCGTCCATCCGAAAACTCCTGGAGGTTTCGGCCTTGGAGGATGCAAGGACCTGGGCTGCCCTTTCGGCGATCTACGACAACCTGTTCGTCTCCTCCGCCACAGCCGACGCCTTGAGCCGTCTGGGCGAAGAACTCGGGCTCCCCCGGCCACACCTGGAGGCCCGCGGCAGGATCAAGCTCAAGCTGGCATCCGCGCTTCCGGCGGGGTTTGAACCGCTCACCATTCCACGCGGGGCGCGGCTCTCCAGCCCGGGCGGCCATCACGTGGCGACCGATGAGCATGTCACGCTCTCTTCGGCCAGTCCCGAGCGGGAGGTGGCCGTGCTCTCTTTCTATCCCGGTCCGGAGCACAACCTGGACCCCTCGTTCATCGCCCCGGACGGGAGTTTCCCACAGAGACTGGACCGGTGGAACCGGATCGATCCCACCCTCACGGAACTGGTTGCCGCGGAAAACGCCGCCGGGGCGATCCTGGTGGCCATCGAGCACACGGAGCGTCTGACCGGGGGCGAACTCCTGTGGCCGGACGCCCGATACAGGGATCTGCTGCTCCAGGCGCCCAGATCCCTCTGGAGCGTCGAGGCCATACGGATCGCTGTCTCCCTGGTCCCGGGCGTTCGCCAGGTGCAGGTTCGGGACGCATGGGGCGGTCTGGATATTTACCAATCCATCTTCGGCAATTTCAACTTCATCGAACGGGTATTCGGAAGCGAGCGGGATTTGGGCACTCCCTACACCTTCACGGTCCTGGTAGCGCCCACCAAGGCCGCCATCTGGGAGGGGCCCGACGGACTCCTCGCGTCTGTGCAGTCCGCCGTGGAGGACCTCAGGCCTATCGGCATCTTCCCCAGGATTGAAAAGGCCGGAGAGGTAGGCGTCGGCATTGCCGCTGACCTCGTCATCAGGGGGCTTCCCCTCCCCAGCGGGTCTCGTGACGCGGTGAACCAGTCCGAGGCAGCTAGGAACCTCAAGGCCAGGCTTCTGGCGCGTGTCCGGCGATACATTGACAACCTCGAATTCGGCACCCCTGTGCGCGCGGCGGAGGTAGTCTGGGCGATCATGAACGAGCCGGGGGTCGCCGACATGAAGGAGTTGAAACTGCTCCGCTACCCGCCCGATTTCGAAGCGGTGGACTTCGGCCAGGCTCCTGCGCCTGCCGGAGTCCAGGAAGTTGACTGCGGCAAAAACATCGATCTTCAAGTGAATGAAATCGCGGTCTTCGTCGAAGACCCCTCCCGACTCAGGATCATTTAGCTTCGCAGCAGTGGTTCATGGGTTGAAGGAAGCAACGGAAGGAAAGGATATCACATGGACCCCGATCTGTGGCGATCAGGTTCCCATCTCCACATGATTCATCACCTGACGAGCCCCTTTGCTGCAGGGGCTGTCGAAACAATGGTGCCCATCACCCCTTCAGGCCGGGTGGTCATCGGATGGGAGACCCGGGAACCCCTCGTGCTGGCGGCTCCCTCCAGGTCTTTGGGCGGTAGCGGTCTTCGCCTCAGGGCTGTCCTGGATCCCGACGGCGGTGCTGAAGCCCTGACTACACTGGGATTTGCCGCTTACACCGAAGCGGGGGCCTATCTTCCCTTGCATCGGCCTCAAGTCTCAGCAGGTACACGGAAAGCGCCACCCTTTATCCTGGCTCTCACCCTGTCGGAACTGAAGGGGGACGGAACGGAAACGCCCGTGGCCAATGCAGGGCTCGGCGACCGTCTGACGATCCGCGTGGTCGAAGGGATAATGGGGCGGATCATCTACGTTCTGGGAGCGGAAAAGCAGCGACTTCGCCGGGAGGCAAGGGAGCTTTCAGCAATGCGTCTCCTCTCGGAGGCCCGGGATGACGCCCTGGACCGGATCGGCGCCGATTTGGGCGTTGCCCGCTTCTCCGACGAGATCCATTACGATCCAGCGAAAAGGGAGATCGTCACCTCGATCCGGCGAAGCCAAACCGGTGCGCCGATCCCCGAACCCGACGAGGAGTATCGAAGAAGGCTCTCCCTCTATCGCGCCTTCGTCATTCCCAGCTGCAGGTCGGTCCTGGAACTCCTCAACGGCCATGAAGACCCCCAAAACCAGGGACTGATTCGCGCTCTGGGGTTTACAGAACGTTTTCGCGTGGTGGAAACCGACAACCCTTTCGGAGTGGCGATTCATCTGGTTGCGGCTGGAGATCCCGCGTTTCGCCAACACTTTCTCGAGCACATCCGGGCCGTTCGGCTCCTGTGGCCGCAGGACGGCCCTGCGGCCGACAGCGTCCACGCCGGGAGGTACCTGCCGGTCGACAGGCGAGAGCGCGTCGATGCCCTCAGGGCCTCTCTGCGCTCCCGGTTTCTCTTCCCTGACGACGCTCCCCTTGCACCCATGTTGGCCGCCGCCCTGAACCGGGCGGGACAATGCAGGCAGGCCCTGGGAGTGGTGCGGAAATGGAGGGTTCTTCGAGCCCAGGACGGCGGAGGAGGCAGCCGCTACGAACTGGGTCTTGGCCTGGATGTGGAGACGCCCCCCGCCCAAGAGCTGAACGTCATGGCAAGCCTGCTTGCAGACGCCAATCGCCCGCCGGCCGCCGATCCGGAGACCGAAGGACTTCTCCGGTCCATGACACCCCGGCCGGCCGCCCAGGACCGGGAGGGAAGCTGGCTGCTGGGGCCCTGTGGCTTTCGAACGGTCCACCGGGTCGATGCGAACCGAGTCTACCTCTCTCATCTGCCCACCTTCGGAATGGTGATCACAGGTCCCTCCGGCGCCAGTCCGGGGGCCGAGGCTGCTATTGAGGTGCACTACCATGCGGCGGGTGATCCGGGAAGCAATGCGGTGCTCTCCGCAGGGATCACCGCGGCTTCAGCGGATTGGACTTCTTCGGGCGGGGGAGGATGGACCGTGTTGACCGACGCTCAGGCCAGAACGCTATGGTCTCAGGCGGCTCCCCGTCCTGCGGGAGATCCGGCCCTTGGCGTATTCAGGGCAGCGGGACTGCCGGCCGTGGAAGATCCTGGGCCCGTGGTGGCGAAGCTCGAGCGCCTTCCGCAAGAATTGGTGGGAACCGTGCGATTGGCCGACCCCCAGGTCCGGCGGATCCTGAACGGGGAGCCGGCGGCGGCGGACGAGCTTCGTGCCCAGACCGCACTGCTGCGCAATCACGGACTGAGTTCCGTCTTGCCGCTGGTCACCGGCCCCAATGAAGTCGCGCTGGTGATCGGGGTGATCGGACTCCCGGAGGCCGGCATCAATCTCTCGGAGCGCCGTGCCACGGGTTTTCGCTGGTATGTGGTGCCCCTGCAAGGACAAGGAGGAGAGGTAAAGGCCGTCGGCAGCCGAACCGTTTTCGTGCCGGGCGGACCGGGGCTTTCCGCCTTGGTGGCCGTGGGATACGCCCGAAGGGGGTTCACTGACCCTTACGAGTTCCGCGTGGAGCTTCCGGCCGATGCAAAGCTCAATCTGAAACAGTATGAGTTTTTCATGAACCTGATGGGACAAGCCCACCCCCTGGGAGTGGAGGTGAATACGTTCTCTATCCGGCGGGAGCATGTGGACCTTGATGGTGACGGCAAGGCGGAGGCCCTGCCACCCGCCATTTCAAGAACCTACCGCCGGTTTCGGCGCTCGCGCCTTCGCGGAGAACTCGGCGTCGGAGTGGCCGATACGCAATAATCGAATGGGTCAAACGGAGGCTGCCATGGCAAATAAGCTCGAAATCGGGGGCATGACGCCCCAGGCGGTATACGGCAAACTGGTCGAGAAGGGGTTGTCGGCTTCAGATGCGGCCATTGTCGTGGGGAGTTGGATCTTCGAGAACTTCGGCAAGGTGAAGAGGGTATTCAACTACGCCGAGGGATTTCCGGATGCGGTTGCAGACTGTTCCTCGAAATTCGCGCGCAGCTTCGCCCATACGGACTGGGTTGACGGCGAGGACGTCGTTCAGGCGGAGAAGACCGCCGGAGAGGAGGGGTTCAACCAGCGGTTTCACCGGATCGAAGACGATCTCGACGCCTTGGGAGTGGATGTGGCAAAGGTATTCTTGTGCCTGGCGGACATGAGAAGGAGCCTCCGGGGATTGCTGGACGAGATTCGGACCGAGATCAATCGTATCCACAGCGATCTTTACGACTGCTGCAACAAGGGGGTAGTTGTCGGGCCGTTTGTGGAACACTTGCCCGCCTATGGAGCTATGGTGGAGGGGGCGATCTTCATGGGGACCACCACCTTCGCCGGCAGGAACGTCGGCATGTGGCGCACGGAGCGAGGGATCATGATGCTGCCCGCGATATCAACGATGGATATCGACATTACGACGGATGTGCGGGTCAGCACGCCCGGCAAGCTGGCACGATACATGGAAGAGAACAAGACCGTACGGGATGCTTTTGGCGGACAGCCGGTGACGAAGAAAGATCTGGTCTCAAGATTCGGCGCAGAACGGGCCGCGGACGGACGGACCATAAGAGAGCTGGTGGATATTCTCCCTGATGAGGCCTCGTTCAACTCGCTCGACGATTTGGTGGAAGGGGTGGCGGAACGGGAGGCGGCTGCACTTCGAACCACGGGCGGGTCGGATGCCGCTGTGGCGGCGGTCTTCGGCCTAGAGGCGGAAGTGGCAAAGGTGTCGGAGGCCCCGGTAGAAAACGTTTCGGCCATCCCGACCAGAGTCCGCAGAGCCCTTTCCACGGCGGGAATCAAGACCATGGGCAGGCTGGCGGAATCCCGAACAGAGGAGGTGATAAGGCTGCTCAAGAACGAGGGCGTGGAGGCATCTGCCGGGGAGGTGGCGGAATGGAGGGCCGTGGCGCGGACTCTGGGCAGGATAAGGTAACCAGGGGGGTGAAACGTGCCTGCAAAGAGCGTAGCAGTGGAAGGTCAGGTGACGGCCACTCCCGGAGCGATGCCTTTCACCGGCGCCGAATCAGGGGTGTGGACAGCCGGTTCGGTCAACTATGAAAGCTATGACGCATTGAAAATGGACGGGGCCAAAGTCATTCATGGGGCGAGTTGCAGGTTCAGTTTTTCCGGACAATCCTCCTCCGGGGCGACCGTGACAGGGTCCGAAACCGTCACCCTTGAGGCCGGCCGGACCATCGTTCAAAAAGATTCTTCCGGAGCACTGCTGAGCGGGGATTCCGCAACTGGCAGCTATGGGAACAAGCTCATGGTTTCAGGCAGCGGATGTTTCAACTCGGAGTAGCTCGGAATTCCGTGCGAGAAGCGCTTCCAGGACCCGAGATTGTGCACGCCGCTGGGTGGACCATCGCCCCGCGATCCTCATACGACTACCACTGCTGAAGACGGCGAAACCGCCGACAGACCTGCCTCTGGAAGTCCCCGGCGCATCGAAAGGGAACATGGAAAGGGCTTGCAGGATTTCGGGATTGCAGGTAGACTTCAGTCTCCAAAGCCCTTGGATTCAGAGATAAACTGATTTCCGCGAGAGTGGCGGAACTGGCAGACGCGCTGGACTTAGGAGACAGGCTTTCCCCGCTTTTTTCAGGCAGGATTCCGAAAGTTTACGTTTACGACCTTCTTCAAAGGTGCCATTTCCGTGCCATTTGCCCCTGTTTTGTCCAGGTCAGGAAGGCTGTTCAGGATCTTCCTTTTCCTCTCTGAGTCTCCCGCCTCTGCGTACCACATCGGCATGTTGTAGTCCTTCCAGTTCCCCAAGACTCTAAGAGTTTCCACGTCTCCCCCGCCCTGCAGGAACATGCTTGCCCATGTCCGGCGTAGGATATGCCATGCCTTCCGCTTGGGGAGTGTGACGCCTGCGCGCTCAGCTGCTTTCACAATGGCTTGATGGAGGTTTGTCTTCCAGGGGTCCCCGTTCTTCTTGCAGAAGACGTAAGGGCCTCTCTTCTCCGTCTCCTGCCGCTTGATGATCTCGATAGCCTTATCACTGAGTTCGATCTCTGCCGTTTGCCCGTTCTTGGGGTCCAGGATCCACGCGGCGCCCTTCTCGAGGTCAACGTCTTCCCACTTCAGCTTTCGTACTTCGCTGATCCTCCAGCCGGTATAGAAATCGAAGTCTACCATGTCCCGCTTTATGGGGTGCGTGATCTGGTCCCGTATCGCCTTAACGTCCTCCGGAGACAGTGCCCCCGGCTTCTTCGGCTTCATGAGTCGGAAACGCGCTGCCTTCAGGAACGGATTTTCCCCGTTGTACTTCTTCCACTCGCCCGCCTTTTGAAAGACCTGGCTCCCGAAGATAAGCTCTTTGTTCACTGTAGCCCTTTGAACCGTCTTCACCCTGGCCGCCTTGTACTTCTCCACTACAAAGGGGTTCAGGTCGGACATGAGTTTACCCCTGAATGCCTTCCTCAATGGCTTCGCCCTGTGCTCGTCTGTCTTCCATGATTTCTTGTTCTCCTTGGACCATTTGCAGTAGAGGTCAACCATGTCCTTGAAGGAGACGGCCGCGGGCTTCTGCTTCAGCCCGTACGCTTTGTTGATCGCTCCCCTTCTCGCGTCGGCAAGCTCGATCCCTCTGAGGTTCAAGGCATCGGCTTCTGTTCCAACGTCCACGATCTTCCGGACGCGCTGTCCGGTCATGGGGTGAATGTAGTCGATCCCGTACCGGATCCCCCCTTTCATCTGCCGCTGAAATACGCCTCTATGGGTGTTGTTCTTCTTCGCCATGAAAGCCCCCTTCTCTTTCATCTCCCTATGGGTTTTCACGGGCAGGGGATAGGGTTTCCCTTTTCGGCCCCGGTAGCCTAGCCCGTGAAAGCTTGGGTGTTCGTCTGTCCTATTCCCGTTTTCCATATCAGCCACTTCCAAATAAAGAGCTACAGGGCCGATCTCCCGGGGGTGGCTACATACCCCCTCGCCATGGGTTCAATTCCTGCCCTCTGCCCCGATGATTCGGCCCCTTTCAATGAATCGGCCAAGGGGAAAGATTTCTCTTGCCCCCTGGCCTGAGTTTCGGTAATGTCTGAAATGTGAATGGCGCGTCACTTTTTGAATTTTAGTGTCAGATTCTCTGTTCTCGGTTAAGTTGCAATACGGTTCTGCTCTGAATTAGAATGGTTCCGTGAAGGCTTACGCCTTCGCCTTTTGCCCTCGATCTTTCATCTTGGCGGGTGTCGGGTCGGGGGCAATCTCATTCTTACGGCTTCCATCGGCGTTCCATCCCGGCCATGCGCGGGAAAGTTCCAGGGACACCCCTATGCCGCCGCTCTTCTGTTTCCCGTCAATGAATGCGGTCATAAGGTCCACCAGGGCATACCCCAAGCGTTTTCTCTTCACCCTGCCCATCTTCAGGTTGCGGAGTCCTTCCCCGATCACAGACAACATGAGGTTGGCCTCTCGATACCGGAGAATGACGCTGCCCCCTGTGGTCGGAAACATGGAGCATACCCCGATCTGGATATGCGGGTCTTCCGGCTCCCGTTCCTTCAGTTGAACCTGTGCGCTGCCCTTCTTCATGCCGCCTCCCTCCCTTCGGCTTCTTGTGGATAACCCGCCGCTGCCCATTCTTCATCTTCTATCCGGTCCTTTACTGCGTCCCATATGCATTCAAAGGCAAACGACCCTTTGAAGACGCCTTTAAGGTCCTCCAGGACTGCGGTCAGTTCACGAAGCGCTTGCACGTCCTTGCCTTCGACCATGCGGTTATAGAACTCTACTGCTTGTGCCTCTGCGCTTTCTAGTGCCCTCTCTGCTTCATGAACCGCCTGCTGTGTCAGGATTGCCGCTATTGCCCTTTCACGGTCGGGGTCCTGCGGGGTCGTTTCCTCTTCCTTCTTCCCCTTCCCCTCAGTCCGTTCCTTGATGGATCTTGAGGCAAGCCCTAACATGGTTACAGTGTAATCCTGGTTCGCCTCGTCCTTCCACGGAAGGCTCATAGCAAAGCCAAGAACGTAATCAAGCAGGGCGGCATCCGACATTTTCCGGAAGTCCTTTCCTGTCAACGTTCGCCCCCTGGTGTTGAACTTCACGGTCAAGCCTTTAGCGTTCACCATGGGCTTCCCCTCCTTCCGGCCACTTCTTCCTGATCTCTGCCGAAAGAGACTTGATTGCTCCCAAGGCAATCCCGTGCTGGCCTTCGCTGAGAGCTTCCAAGAGGAAGGACAGGGAAGGAAAGTCTTTTTGAAGGTCGGCCTTCTCACCTTCCGCAACCTTCTGCGGGTTCTCCTTCGGTTTCAGGAACACCCCCAAGGGCAGGTTGTCGTCATGCCACGGATACCCCTTGCTGAGAGAGTGAATGGTAAGCCTTCCGACCGCCTCGTCCAGAAGGTCAAAAACCCGCTCCAGCTTCTTCTCTCCATCGGAAATCAGTAGGCGGAATGTTGAGCCCACAATGTCAAGCTCCCCCTCTTCCTCCTGCCCCACAAGCAAGAAAAGGTCTGCAAGCCTTCCGAGTACCTGCACCCTGATATAATCGTACAGGTCTTCGTCATTGGCATCGTGCTTATTCCCGTGCTGGTCAACATAGATTGGGGAATGTCCGTTTCTCTTCTGCTCTGACAACTTGAATACCGTTTCCATTGGCATCTTGGTTTCTCCTTTCATCATGGTGGATGAAATGCTCTTGACTCCCCTTCACGTTTCACCTCCTTTCCCTTGGGTTCCTCGTTCACATGGTCCAGGGTCCGGCCCTGGTCAAGCTCACCGTCCCGAATCATGCGCTTGAGTTCCTTCATTTCCGGCTCTTGCGATATGTCTCTGTTACCCATAGAGCGAAGGGTAACAACTTTCGGCTTCTCGTTACTCATTGGCTGCCCTCTTCAGAATCATGCTCACCGTCTTGGGGTTCCACTGGATCCGCCCGGCCTTCGTCTTGTACCCTTCCTTCTCAAGCTCCTGGCCGATCGCCCGGAGAGAGTAACCCTTTCCTGTCAGGTCTTGAATCAGCCGGATAGCCTTCTGCTCGTTCTCGTTCTCGGTCAGGTTCCATGTGGCCTTCTTCTTGCCGTTGACCTTCTTCCATCCGGCAAACTGCTTATCGAAACCGAAAGGCACATCTCCCCCGGTCTTGCCGTTCTGCTCCCTCTTGTGCCTGAGTGCCGCCCGGGTCCTCTCCCCGATGATACCGCGTTCCATCTCTGCCAGTGCCGCGGTCAGGGTGAAGAAAAACCGCCCCATTGCGCTTTGGGTGTCCAGGGTTTCATGGATCGAATGAAAGGAGACTCCCCACTTGTCGAACAGCTTGGTTGTCTCGAGTGCATCCACGGTGCTGCGGAACATCCGGTCAAGCTTGTAGACGATCACGGCGCCCACTTCCTTACGGCGTGTCATACTCAGGACCTTTTGCACTCCCGGCCTCTTCAGGTTCTTTCCGCTGATCCCGGGGTCGTCTACGATTTCAACAAGCTCCAGTTCCTTCAATTCGCAGTAAGCCCGAATCTTCGCCCTCTGGTTATCCAAGCTCAAGCCTTCCTTCGCCTGATCCTCTGTCGAAACCCGAATGTACCCAATCGCCTTCATGGTGCCCCCCTTGGCAGGAAAAGAAAAAGCGCTCTCAGAGCAGTCTTCTCCGCGGCTTAGGCACCGCCCCTGCACCTCACGATGCAAGGAGACTGTTTCTGAAAGCGCTCTATGGAAAACTCGTTTTTTCATGGCCTAAGTTTGGAGGAGTTGACTTGCTACTTACTGTGACTTACAATAAATTACCAGGTATTCCCTGTCAAGAATTATATTGACGGTGTAAGCCCTCATAATGTATTCAGGAGGTTATGGACGTGGTTAGCATCAAGATCGATCCCAAGATGAAGAAGGCGCTTGAGAAACAAGCGGAAAAGGAATTCTCCCCTCTTTCAACTATCGTCAAGAAAGCCATCGATAAGTACCTCCAAGAACAAGGCGTGAACTGGCGCGAAGAGCCTGAGAAGAAAAGCAAGAAGTAACTGTTCTGCCATTCGGCTCCAAACTTTTTCCGCAGGAGGCTGATCCCATGAAAAGAATAGTCCTCGCTCTCATCTTCTTCTTTTTGTCTCTCCCTGCCGTTCTCTGTGCGCAGTCAGTCTACGATTACCAGACAGGCCGTTATCACAATTACGATGTCTCTCGATCAGGCAATCACTCATCCATCTACGATTATCAAAGAGGATCATTCATTGACGGTACGCACTCCGGGAAAAACTCCAGCTATTTCGACTATGGAACGGGGTCCTTCTATGACATGAGACAAACATCGCCCAACAGCTTTTCGGGTTTTGACTATCGGTCTGGAACATTCCAAGATTATCGCGTGAGCCCCGGGGGAAATGTGGAGGTTTTTGATTACGGAACAGGCAAATACCGCTTTTATGATGTGAAATAAGGCTTCTTCGGCATCCCCATGAAAAGAGCCCTTCCCCTCTTGTTTCTTGGTTTTGGCCCTCTCTGCCGCCGGCTGGCCATCCCCCGATTGAGGAGCGAATCAAGAACATTCGGGAAGCGTACACGGGTCGTTAAAGCCCCTTTCCGGTTTCCATGGCCGATTCCTCACGCCTTGCCCTGATCGTTGATTCTTGCCTTTGAATCGACACAACAGCACGGCTTCTGTTGTACTCTCTGAGTTTGACAGGGAGCGTTCTCTTTCCGACCATTGCCGGATTTCTCCCCATACGGTACGAATGGATATGGCAGGTTTCAGTTTCGCATTCCCGGACAAGGTTGACACTCCCGCCCATGCACTGAAGACAGAATGCACGAAAGGCCTTGACAGGTGTTCTCTTGCGTAACCGATACGGAAATAGTGGGCAGGGTCCGGCCTGGCATGTATCACCCTTGCAATCCTGAATCTCCTTCCGGTTGAATTGATCCAACCCCAAGCACTGTTGGCATTGGGCTTTTGCCGTATCACGGGGAGTTAGTTTCACTTTGTAGAGTCTCCTTTCAAGATTTGGATGTGCCGGAAAATCCGATCCCGGCACACGTGTTTTGAAGACCGTATCGCGCATATCAGAGAAACATATCCAGTCCATTAGCGGGGCACCCTTACCTCACGTTTGTCCAGTTCGACGGATTCAAGACATAAGCCTCGTATTCCTTCCTGCTCGTCCCGGAATATGGAGCTCTCAGCCTGGACGAGGAAGTCAGAAATCCCGGCACGTCCGGTATTCCGCCATACGATGGCAGGTTGGTCGATGGATCGTAAAATTCACCGGGACGCCTGTTCATGTCGTCCCAATTCGCCCATCCCTGGTTATATTGGTTCACCCATGCGGCCTTGGACATATACGCCTCGTATGCCGCCGGGTTCGCTGTCTTTAGGTTTTCCATATAGTCTTCGAAAGCGTGTTTCGATTTGCGACTTGCCGATCGGTTGAAGTACATGGTAAGGACAGGCAGGGCCACGACTGCGGCCGCACCAGCGACGGCGCCGAGGCCGGTCCCGGCGGCGGGGGTTGCCCCCGATCCCCCCACCCCACTGATACCCCCGTACCCTGCTGCCTCTGCACCGCTCAGGGCGCCTGTACTGGCGCCTGCCCCGGCGCCTGCTCCCGCTCCCATCGTACCGGCTCCCGCTGAACCCCATCCTGCGTACTCAGCCCCTTTTTCGGCCCCAAGCGCTCCTACACCCTCGAAACCGGTAGTTGTGACGGGTATGCTGCCACCTGATCCCCAGCCAGCGTATTTGGCACCAGCTTGAGCCCCAAGTTCACCTGCACCCTTGATGCCTGCACTTTTTCCAATGATTCCCAACTCGCCAAGGGCCTTATACCCGGCATAAGCCGATAGCGGAGCTTCAATTCCCGTCTTTATCCACCCGAGCGTTGTTGACTTGTCAGCCGCGTCCTTCTCCATGTCGGCCTGCCGCCGTTGCTCGGCCAGCCGGTTCCGCTCCGCTTCCATGGATGCCTGCATCCTCTCCCGCTCAAGCAGGTTGGACGCCAGAAACTGGCCCTGCTGTTGGGATAGTCTCGCGCTCTCCAGTTCCTTCTGCTGGGCAAGGTTCTGCTGTTGCAATCCAAGCTGCTGTTGCTGAAGGTTTAACGTTCGGCTGTCCCTCGTCCTGGTGGATGCCGTCTCCGCCGCCGCCTCATAGGGTGCCGCTGCCTCTACAGAAGAAAGGCTCCTTCCGGCGAGTCTGGCCCTATTCTGCTGCTCCCGGGAGAGTCTACTTGCCCTCAATGCGGTCATGTAATCGATTGCCATGTTTGCCATGACTCCTTTCTCATTGTTGAAAATGTGGGGGCTCTCCCGTTGCCCTTGTGTTATCGCCCGAAGACCTCTCCCGCCTTCGGATCCTTTGCCTATGGTGCCGCGGTTTCCGTCCCTGGTGAATTCGCCTTAAAAAAGGCGTCAAGAAACATACCAAACACTTTCTCGATACTCAGGGGGATGGTTCCAAGCTCCCTGGTGAACCCGAAAATAGTTCTATTCCAGGTCAAAAGGGAGAAGGAGAAGCCTTCCGGATCCCCGCAAAGCTTGCACTCCTGCATAACGCCAAGAGTGACCTTGTACGAATAAACAATGTCCTGGCCGGCCGGATCCAGTGGGCACTTAAACACATCGGGGGCAACGTACAGGGTTGGCTTTCTTATGTCCTTGTTGTACTCCTCATCGGTAAAGACGCGGATTCCCGCTCCGGTCAATACAGCTTCAAGAGATTCCTTCAGGCACTCGATTGTCAGCCCTTCGGCCTGGACTTCCGGCCGGATCGCCTTTTCTTCAACAACCACCCTTAAACCCGCTATCCCCTTCAGCGTGTATATGGATACGTCCGGATCTTCCGGCACTATGGGCTCCTGCCGTTTGTAAAACTTCATGTCAAAGAGTTTGGCCATGATTAAGCCCTCCCGGCTTCGGCTGCAATTTTCTGATCTGCTTCTTCAAGGATCGACTTCAGTAACTCCCTTGCGTCGTGGGGTGCATGGGAGAAGAAATTCGCCGTTTTTCCGGCCGCCTTTACAGAACGCCAACCGATAACCACGGATATCATGGGATGTGTTCTGAAGTATTCCGTAAGCCATTTTTCGGGGTCGGAATGTGTGTTGCCGACTTGCTTTTCCAGTGCTAAAACGCGTCTTCCAATGTCCATCTCGATCATTCTCCTTTCTGTGCTGTGATTGCTTTCTCGAGTCTTTCAACCCTCTGCACAAGATCTGCGTCAAACAGACTCAGGACCTTTGCCGCCATTTCCACATACCGCTGTTGGATCCCAAGGGCTTCTTCATCCCACTCTATAACCGTGTCACCGTCCCCGAAGACTTCACCGCCTTCCTTGTCAAAGGCCAGTGTTCCGGAAGTAGCGACAACCCGCCGGCCTTCGGGTAAGCCTTCCTGCTTCACGGCTCCCTTGAGCTTGATTCTCTGTGTCTCCTTTGCCCTCATTCCTTCAATGATCTTGGCCTTGATCCCCTCTGGGGTCAGTCCGACTTCTGAAATCCATTTTTGAATAAAGGGCTTAAGTTTTCTGAAATTTTGGCAGGCAATCACCTCGTATGAATCGGGGTTCTTGCATTGGTAGCCGGCCAGCCGTGCCGCCTCAGTCCCGTTCAAGGTCCTGAAGTAGTGCTTCAACCATTTGCGTTGCTTCAGAGTCAATTTCGGTTTTGTATCCTTGCTGTTCATCTGTCGCCCTTTGCGCCCAGGAAACCATTCTTCCGGGGGTCAATCCTGTTAATGCGCGTTAGATGGGTCATTCTGAATTTGCAGCGGGGCGCGTCAAGTCACTCCCTTTCCACCCCAACAACGGTTTCACTTCACCGGAAAAAGCCTTTCGGCAATTTTGCACCGGCTCCAAGGAGAGGGGGAAAACCCTGTGCAACGGAATTTTGCACAGGTTTTCTCTCTCCTTTAGGAGAGCATTCTGTGCATAATTATTCCCCTTTGATTTCAAGCTTTTACGTCTTTGGTGCATAATTACCCTCTGTGCAAAATTCGCTTTGGGGACTTCCCTTGTCATTTCAGGCAGATAAATTCTTCACAGAGTTTTCTGTGCATAATTGTGCAAAATTGCATAATTCATCTCTACCTTGCCTCTTCAGCACAAACGAGGACCCCTTTAGGTCTTCCCGCGCCCTCAGCCTGCGTCGTCGAAAACGCCTCTATCGATCCTTCCTTGAGAGCGAAGTCTAGGGCTTCGGTTACGTCCTTCCTCTTGCCCATCTGTTCCCGTACCTCTTTGGCGCAAGGTCGGTACAGAAGCTCCTGCCTTGTGTACATCCGGCCCTCTTTCCGTTCTGCCTCAAGAAGAGAAGAGAGCAAGTTTGCCTTTTCCCTGATTCGCTGAAACTCCAGGTTCACGGGCACAAGAACCCCATGTTCCCCACGCTTGAAGTGCAGGGTTCCCGGCAATCGGGGTGCATAGTTCGACTTGCTCACGTCAAATTCAACGTAGGTCCTGAAGTCCTCCAGGTTGTATTTCTCCGCTGTCTTCTCATCCATGGTTCTGAGGTTCGCAACCCACCTACAGGCATCCACGAGGGCGCTGCCGCCTCTCGCTGAAGCCTGATTCAATGCGCCATTTGAGACTTTCGAGACATGGTGACTAAACAGGATGGTCAACCCGAATTCCCGGCTCAACTCCTCAAGGCAGGCAACCCACTGGGTAGCATGGTCGTTGCTGTTCTCATCCAGACCATAGAACCGGCTCTTGGGGTCCAGAATGAGAAGGTCTAGCCCCTTGTGCGCCTCAACGGTCTTCTTCAGCCACTCGAAATAATGTGAACGGGCAGGGTTCCCTTGCTCCAGGTGCATCAATGGGCCTATCTGCCCCATTACGCTGCTTAGGTGCAGGTTCTCAAGCATGAGGTTCTGAGTGTCGGGGTCCAGGTCGGGAAAGGTCTGATTGACGGTGAAGTAAAGCCGCCTGTGGATCTCCGCTTCAGGGTCCTCCGCGAAGAGAATGAGAACCCTTGCAGGATTTACCGGCCTGAAGTGCTTCAGAACTGGCTTACCTGTGGCAAGCCCGATCCCCAACATGATTTCAAAAAAGCTCTTACTCACTCCCCCCATGCCCACGATTGCCCCAACAATCCCTTTGGGTAGGATCTCTTCAAGGAGGTATTCCGTTTGCGGGGGTTCGAGACAAATGAAGTTGAAGACAGAGGTTTTTTCGGGTGTCAGGGGTGCCAGTGCTACAGGCTCTTCCTTCTTGCCGATGCACTCCCGGCAATCAAAAGCGCTCACTGGAATGCCAAGGCTTTTCACGAAGGCGCAGTTAAAGGAATACGAGTCATTCCTCTCGTAGAAGTTCCACTCCTGCCGCCAATGTGAGAGCCGCTTCTGTGGGGTGTCGTATGTCTCGGAATAGGGGTAACTCCTCAAGAAGCTATCCGCGTTCTTTGCTGCCGTTTCCTTATCGATACCGGCAAACTGGAAGTAGGATACAAGGATCATCGTTAGGTGGTTGAAGTTCACCTTGTCAGTTTTCGGGGGGTGTTCCTTCAGAATGTAAGCTATGCAGGGGGGCAGGTTCTTGGAAATCTGCACTCTCTCTGCATCAGTCAACTTTGTGGGTTCAGGCTTCTCCTTTAGCTCCCTGTGGACCTTATCGCGCACCCTTCTATACACCGGCCCCAGGTCTGGATTTTCAACCAAGTCAACGTCTACAGGGTCGATCTCACGTGGTGCTTTGGTAAGTTCGGTCAGTTTTTCAATGGGAAGGTCCCTTACTTCCTCCAGGGACAGAGGCACCTTATAGCGGCCATTCTGCCGCCTCACATTTGGAAGCCTGAACATCTTACCCTTGAGCATGTTGTAAAGGGACAGGTCCAGGGTGGAAAGGCTGAAGCGCTCCTTCCACTCTGCCGCGATTCGCTTGTAGATAAGCGGGAGAAAAGTATCGCCGTCCTTTGCCCCAAGTAGGTCTGCAGGGATCACCGCATGAAAACCTTTTGAGCCTGAAGCGAAGTACTGAACGGCGTAGGGGTCCATGTTGCATAGTTCCGGCAAGTGTAAAAGGCAAAGCTGCCGAAGATCATCAAGGGCCTTCTGCGGATTTTCCTTTGAATCGAAATCAAGCGGGAAGTCCCCCCACCTGTGGGGTTCGGGTCCTCCGTTGCCGTTGTGGGGTTGAGACAAGGCACACCATGTAAAGAACATCGCCCCTTCTTTTATCGCTTGTGCGCGTGCCTGTGGGGTGTCGGATATCGCCCTCCAGACACGTTCTTGGGGTTCTTCTTTCCAGTAGATGAATCTGCTAGTTTCCATAAACCCTCGATCTCGCATTTGCTGCCGCTCTCAGGACTCCGATTCGCACGTCAACGTAGTCGAATACCTTCGCCTGATCCTTCCCCGGCGCTGGCCTCAAAACTCTTCCAAGGTACTGAATCAGCCGGCCGCTGAACTTGATAGGGGTGGCAAGGAAGAGAGTAGACAGGGCTTTACAGTCGAAGCCTTCCCCGATAAGCTGCCCCGTTGCCACAAGCACCTTGACGGCCCCCGCGTTCAGCCGTTCAACGATCTCCTGCCGCTTGCCGTTTGCCGTGTCCCCGGTCAGGATCTCCGCGGGGATCCCCTGCCGCTCGATCATTCGCGCCAAGGTTTCACAATGGGCCTTACGGTCAGAGAGAATTAGGCATATCCCGCCCCCGTTGCCGGCCTGCCTCACCACATCATCAGCAATCAAGGCATTCCGCGCCCGGTCTTCGGTCAGTTCGCTCAACATTTGGGAGTATTCTTCGGAAGGGTCAAAGGATGTTCGGAACGTGGTTTCCCGCTGAATCACATCGGCGCGCAGGATGTCCCCTGTGTCCTGCAGGGCCTCGCTCTCGATCTTGTGCACAACGTCCCCCACATACCAGAATATCAGCCTGGACAGTCCATCCCGGCGCCATGGGGTTGCAGAGAGCCCAAGCATGTACCTTGAATCAAATGCGCTGACGGCCTCCGTGAACGTGCGAGACGGCGCCCTGTGGCATTCGTCCAGCACAACGAAACCGACATGCGGCGCGACTTCAGCCGCGCATTTGTACAGAGACTGCACAAGTGCAACGGTGATCTTTTCGCCCACTGTGCGCTTGCCGTTGCCGATGATCCCGATTTCGTTCTTAGGGATTGAAAGGAAGGTCCCTATTCGATCGGCCCATTGGTGAAGTAGTTCTCCGGTGTGGCAGACCACAAGGGCAGGCTGTCGGCGCTGCGCAATGACGGAAAGCCCCATCACCGTCTTGCCGCTGCCGGTCGGCGCTGAGAGGGTCCCGAAGTCCCGGGCAAGAACATCCTTGACGGCCTGGTCCTGAAATGGCTTCAGGGTGCCGCTGAACGTGAAAGAGACTTCTGGAAGGGTCCGCCTTCGGTCGATCAATTCGTACCGGATACCCTGGCCTCTGCAAATGCCGATCAATTGCCGGATGAAGCCGCGGGGAAGGGTCAAGCCGTCTTTCGTCCATCCGTAGCACTCGAGGTATTGGGGAGTGTCCCCGTTCCATCGGCCTTGCTGCTCGTTCTCCAGGTACTTCGGATTTTCAAGGGTCAGCCGCCGTTCTATGGTGTCCCTCAACCCTGCCGGCGGGTTCTGAATCGTGACGTTGTTCGATACGATGAGGCTACAGGTCAATTTCCTCTGAGTCCTTTCCGGGCTGCCGATCAAACCAGTTCCATGCCCTCTCAAGATCGAAGCGAAGAACGCGGCCGATCTTCTTGTGTGGCAACGGATCCACGGGCCTGCGAACCAGTTTGTAAATCTGATTCGTCGTCAGGCTGAAAGCCTGTGCAATGCCCTGGATGTCTGTTGCCTGTCTGCTCATGTCTCGCTTACAGAAGGGCCTTGAGTTCTCTCACTGTTACGCCAAGGGATGAAACCATCTTTTCACATAGCCCCGGGGAAGGGATTTCCCAGCCGCTGCAAATTCGAGAAATCCGGCCAGTGTCAACCCCAACATGCTTTGAAAACTCGGTCAGTGTTCGATATCCGGCCTCATGAATCTTGGCTCTGAGGCTGTACCTGTACTTGGGCTTCAAAGAACTCTCTCCCATTTCTTCCTCCATGGACTTTGGAATGTACGATAGTCCATTCCGCTGAAAAAAAATTACTCCTGCACCTCTTCCATCAGCTTTCGAACATCGATCACTAAAGTTGAAGCCCTGGTGATCATTTCCCCCTCATCCGAGAGAAAGCTAACGGCTATCCACGATATACCGGTCTTCTTGGTCTCTGGGGATATCTGAAGGTAAGCCCGTTGCTTCGGATCCTTCATGAACTTATCCCAAAAACACGGCTTCCCCCGGTAGTAGTCTTCAGAGGTAAAACTCATCTCTGGTGGCATATTGGTTGGGATCTCTATCCGGGTGTTCTCGGGAAACCGTCTCAAGAATTCCAGTATGAGAACCATCAACCGGGTTTCTATCGTAAACCTGTTCAACTCTCTGCAAATCATAAACTCGATAAGGTTCTGCTGACTGTAAACCCTTCGCCCTCCCCTGCCGCGAATATCCTGCATTGGCTTGACGGCCCCCTGCTGTGCCCACTGGACAGCCTGAATCTTCGTGATCCCTGCTATCTTCTGTATTTCCCCGCTCCCGTAAGTTCTCATATTGAACCCCTCCTGGAATTTGGAGTATGCCATAGTCCAACATGAAAGTCAAATATTTTTTTCATGAACCTTGTGCAACCCCTTTCATCTTTTCCCATCTGTCAGCCCGACCGAAGCTTGATCGGGAGCCGCGGCCCTGAAAACCCGCGTGCCATGTCGGCCCACAGGAAAGGAATCTGTTTGCTGTTTCGGAAAGGAACCCTGGGGAATAAGGAAATAAAAAACCCGCTGAGTTGCCTCAACGGGTTCAGAACTATGAATCGGCTAAGCCCTACTTCTCGGATCTCACATTCGGCAATTCGGCAACCGTATGGGTAGAGGGTTTGCCTTCCCAAAATTCTTTTTTGTCAATGCCGAATCGCCTCAAGGCTGCATCGATAACGGGTCCATAGATCTCGGTACCCTTACCATGGTTCTTGATGGGGAACTGTGGCCCCTTTTTGGAGCCTGATTCAACCGGCCTGACAAGAATAATTTCCGATCCTTTACCACGTCTGCTATCGAAGGCGATTACGCCAAAAGACTTAAGTCGATCTAGGAATTCTCGAAGTTTGAGAGTCCCTTTAGACATAACAGGTACCGCCCACTCGGCATACTTTTGTAGTCAGCCATGGCGGTACCATTGATCTGTTCTGGGGTGATTTCATCGCTGGTGGCAGCTTAATGCGGTGGTTCTTTTCTTCAACATCCTTCTTGCAGGAAAAGAACTCCTGCCAAACTTCAGAAGGAGCCGGTTTCAGAAGGTTCTCAAGATTATCGTTCGAAAATGCATGATCGATCTGTGCTATTATGCAGTCAACCATGTCTTTTTGGGCTTCTTCTTGTGTCCGGCCCGTAGTCACAATGTCCAATTCTAAGCAATGCGCTACAAACAGTTCTTCCTCCTTCTTTAGGAGAACATTCACCGTCAAACCAACAGCCTTATCGGTTCTCTTGATCCTGGCAAAGAAGTCCGATAGGTGCCTCTTGACCTCGTGGGCGATTTTTTCAGTTGTCAT